CATAAAAATAAACGGCAAAGGTAAAATATGAAAAGGCTATTAGGTATTGACTGTTCTTCCACCACAATCGGTTTAGGTGTTTTAGAAATAGATGATGAAAACAATATAAAATATGTTTCAATGGATTATATTAAACCATTGAAAACCGGAACAATTATAGAAAGAATAGTAGATACACGAAATAAAATTAAAGCAATTATAGAAAAGGAAGAGCCAACTCACATAGCTATTGAGGAAATAATCCAATTTATGGGTGGAAAAAGTACAGCTAAAACTATTATAATGTTGACAACTTTCAATCGTATGGTATGCTTATTGGCTTACGATTATTTAAATAAAAATCCTGAACTTTTTAATGTTATGAGTATTAGGCACGGATTGAAATTAAATAAAATTCTTCCGAAGAAGGAAGAAATACCGGATCTTGTGGCAAACCATTTAAATATTAAATTTCCTTGGGAGTTTAATAAAAAAGGAAAGCCAAAGGTTGAAAATTATGATCGTGCTGACGGTGTTGCAGTTGCGCTTTATCATGCCTATATTTTAACGGGTAAGGTGAAGGGCAAAGCTAAAAAGAGTGTCGAGCCCAAAGGAAAGAAGGCCAAGAAAAAAGTATGAAAACTAGTGAAGCTTATAAAAAATTAGAATTATCAGATAATGCAACTCCGGAAGAAATTCAGGCAGCATTTAGAAAACAAGCAAAAAAATACCATCCTGATAAAAAAGATGGTGATGAGGTTAAATTTAAAGAGATAAATGAAGCTTATCAAACTTTAACTAATCCAAAGCAATCTCCCGGCGATTTTGATAATGATGGAGATCCTTTTGGACCAGGAGGTTTTGGTATAAATTTTAATCCATTTGGTTCCGGCAGACAAATAAAACAAATACCTAATATAATAGTGAATGTTGATCTTACATTTAATGAGTCAGTTCTTGGATGTGAAAAAGAAATAAAATGTCATCGTCATATAATGTGTAATGATTGTTCTGGTAATGGTTTTGAAACTCTTGCTGATAATTGTTCGGATTGTGGTGGTAAAGGCAATAAAGTTATAAAACAGATGAATATGGTTTTTATGATGACATGTGATAAATGCAATGGTGTTGGTAAGAAAACGCAAGATTGCAAAAAGTGTAAAGGTGATGGGGCCACAGAGACAGATATGACGATTAATGTTAAATTACCACAGGGAGTTCCGAATAATCAAAAAATACGATTACAAGGGGCTGGTAATTATGTGGCACCCGGGTTTAATACAGATGTTATTTTAAATCCAAATGTCGAATCTGATGCGGACATGTCATTAGATGGAAACGATGTTGTATCAACTTTAGAAGTTTCATTATTAGAGGCATTAGAGGGGACAAGTAAAAAGGTTAGAACGGTTAAAGGGGAGCATACATTAAAAATTCCTGCAAAAATTAGAAATAAGGAAAAATTATCAGTTTCTGGATATGGTGCAAATGGTGGAAATCATGTATTTAATTTGGATGTAAAATATCCCAATGATGTTTCTGAAATTATAAATTTGTTAAAATGAACAAAGCACCAGGACATATAGATCTTATATATAGAAAATATAATAAGATTAAAGAAAGTATGCCAAAACAAGATCATGAATATATTTTAATAGAAAATGATTGTGCAGTTTATGGCAATACAATACATAATGTGGCGTTATATTTTAGATGCAAAATTTGTAATTGTCTTCTTGTTTCTCCAACAAATAAATATGATGAAAATTTTAACTATAAATTTAATAGTGATTATAACGATTCTAGTTTTTATGATATAGATGATTTAAATAAGTTTCTAACATGCAAAGAGAATATAATTAAAAGTATAATAGAATGAATACGGAAATACTCAGAATATTAAATGACAAGAATTACGATTATGCATTTAAAGACAAAATAAGAACTACAATATTTAACAAAATTGAAACGCATAAATTTACATCTAATAATGAGTTTGTCTATATATGTATAAAATGTAACGCAGAAATAATTTTTGAATACGATGTTGCTTATAATCATGATGACATTAATGAAATTTTAACTTGTGAAGAACAAATAATTAAAAATATTATAGAATGATCAATTTAATAATTGAAGAAATAATATTAGAATCCATAATATCAAATAAATTAAAAATTAGTCCGAAAGATATTATTAAAGATCATAATTTCAAACAAATATATTTAAATATAATTGAATGTCGTAATTGTAAATGTCAAATTATCCTATATAGTAGAGGTGGAATACGTTATATACATGATGGTAGGAATATAACAACTGAAAAAGACGTTTTAACATGTAACGAAATAATAATACAACAAATAATAGAATAAAGGAAAATAATGCCATTTTCAGTGTATTGCGATAATAAGGGGTGTGGAAAAAATACGGAGCCATTGCTTAATTTAGAAACAAATGAGGCTGAATGTGTTGATTGTGGCGGTGTAATTAAAAGTATAACATCTTTTGCTAAAATACAATTGAAATCTCTTGGCCAAATTAAGAGAGATGATAAAAAGCAACAAGCATTTTCTGTGCAATGTAAGGCTTGTAAAAAGGCAGCTGTTCCTGAAATTAACAGTGAAGGAACTATATTGTGTTCATTATGTAAATGTAAGCTTGATATTTCTGGCCCATATGCTAATTTGATTCGTGAAAGGTTTAAAAATAAATGAATTTTTCACATTAAATAATTAATAATACTATAATAAGATCAATTATAGAATGACATTAGCAAAAGACTTGACAAGAATTGTTGGGTATGTATTTGATAATAAGAATCATACATTTGTTAGATACAATAAGTCTGGGTATTATAGTGATAATGGAAGCGTTTATAGGTGTACAAATTGTAATTGCGGATTATATATTTCCAATTATAAATTTAATATGATTATTGATGTTATATTTTTTTGGCCAGACTTTAATAAATTAAATATTCACAATTTACAAAAACATTCTGAAAAATATCTTTCTTGTGATGAAATGATAATTAAAAATATTATAGAATAATTATGCAAATTACTAATTATATAAATAATAACAATTATTATATGGATGATACTTCTATAATGTTAAAAATACTGAATACGCACGAGCTAATATTCGTCACACAATTTGCTAGCAATAATAATTTATTGGATTTCGGTGGTTTTAAGTGTTATAATTGTGGCAGTATGTTTTTTAAAGCATATGGCGGGTTTTGTTTAAAATTAAAAACAAATAATCTTTTTATTATAACAGATGATAAATATTATAATAATGATATGCTGACGTGCGAAGAAGTTATAATAAAACAAATTATAGAATGAATATAATAGAGCTTTCCAATAAAATAATTTCAAATTCCGAAATATATGCGGAAATTTTAAGCGCAACATCAACTTTATTAAAATACAGCAAAAACGCAATAGAACATAGAAAATATTTGAATAATAGAATTTTGCCATCAACACAAAAAGATTTCAATTTTGGCTATTTCCCGCCAAATGAAAATATAAATGAATTATTAGAGTATGTAAACAAAGACAAACTAAAGCAATTAGATATTCTTTATGATAAAAGAATTGATGATAACGGAATTGATAAATATATTCCAGCAACGGTTTTTAATAATCATAATATAATTCTACCATATAAAAATAATTATGGTGATATTATTGCTATTGTTGGTAGAACCCTCCTTTCTTCCGAAGAACAAGCAATAAATAAGATTTCTAAATATAAAAATACCTCTTTTCAAAAAGGACTTCATCTTTTCGGATTAAACAAAGCTAAATATAGTATTGTTGAAAAAAACCACGTAATTATTGTGGAGGGTCAGTTTGATTGTATATCTTGCCATATTAAAGGTTTTAAAAATGTTGTGGCCGTAGGATCTGCTAATTTAAGTAAATATCAGTTTTATTTGTTGAAACGCTATACGAATAATATTTATGTACTATTTGATAATGATAATGCAGGCAATATTGGGGCGGAAAAGGTGATTAGTAGATTTGGTAGAAATGCTAATATTCGAAAAATTGTTCTTCCGGATAATTATAAGGATGTGGATGAGTTTTTGAATGGAGAGACTGATTATAATGCTTTGGAATTTTAAAAATGCAAAAACATTTTGAGTTTGAGTCAAATGATTTATATACCGTAACCAGAGATGGTGAATATTACGTTTTAACATATTATAATGGTGATAAATATTATTGGATAGATGGTAGTTGTCAAAGAAATAACGGCCCTTGTTGTATATTACATGATGGTACTAAATGGTGGAGTTGGAGAGGTTACCATAGTTATAATGCCAGAACATGGGATGAATTCATTATTCAGTTAATTATAGAGTGATGAATTTTAAAGGTCATAAATTTGTTTATGTTATTGCTAATAATATATATACTCACTATTCTTGGGAAACTTTCGAATGTCAAATTTGTAAATGTATAATAATAACTCTTAGAGAATCTTATATATTTGCAAATGGTACCCTTGGCAAAACAAATACGGCAAATCCTAAAAATATTCGCCATATTAAGAATGAAATGTCCTGCGATGAATATATTATTAAAAATATCATAGAATAATCGCTTTTAAAAAACAAAATAAACCAAATATGACTCGTTGCCTGTTTTTGCGGAGAAAACAATTTGTAGGGGTGTTTAAATAGGGTTAATGGTGGGTTTGAAGCCGGTGTTATTAAGTTGATATCGGTTTTTTTTTTTTTGTGGATATTATTTAAATATTCGGTTATGTATGTTTTATTTTAATTTGAAAATATATTATTATTACGTTATATAATGACCGTGTGTCCCTTAATTAAAAAGGATGTCAATGGTTGACCGTACAAAAAATCGCTCGGATAGTTATCAGCATGTTCTTCTTGAATCTCCATGTAGCCCGGAGATGATGATGGAAATGTGCGAAGCCGAATCTATCGGGGCTCAATTAAATCCTTTTGGGTATAATGATGAATTGGTGGAGCTGAAAGAAAAGCTTAAAGTTGAGTTTTGGAGGGTGGTTGATGATGAACTTACTTCAAGGCAAAAAGAGGTTTTACATTTATATGCGGAAGGATTAACTCAGACTGAGATTGCAAAATGTCTTGGAGTGAACCAAAGTTCGATTACTAAGTCAATAAATGGAAATACAGACTACCGTAACGGAAAGCGTGTTTATGGTGGTGCTAGGAAAAAAATTCGCAAAATTATTGATAAGGATATTGAAATTCAACGCATATTATTGAGGATTTCGGAAATAGCGGATGATGTGTTTTAATAAGGTTACTCTTGCATTAGTGCAAGACAGTCCGTAATTTATCATGCAAGACAGTCCCAAAATAAATATATAAAATGGGCAAATATAGTCATTACATTAAAGGTGATTTATTTCCGTTTTGACATTTTGAAAAGTTTCCGTTTAAAAACAAAAAAAATGTCGATGGAAAATATACGCTTCTATTTAATAGTAGTTTTAATGTAAAGGAAACTAAAATGATTGAAGAAAATAAAGTGATACATGAAATTGATGAAGAAGATTATGAAATAAAAACCGAAGAAGAAACTTATAATAATAAAAATGATGTATATTACATATACAAATACACAAATAAAATTAATAATAAAATATATGTAGGTTTATGTAAAGATCCGTTGCATAGACAAAAGGCACATAAATCAGCAGCTGAAAGAGGAAAAAATTCTTGTCCATTATTTTACAATGCTATTAGGAAATATGGATACTATACTTTTACATTTGAAATAATAGAAGAGGTGAAGGGGCCTGAAGCTGCAAATATTCGAGAAATATATTGGATTGATAAGCTTAATGCTAGAGATAATAATAAAATCGGTTATAATATTTCTATGGGTGGTGGTGGAAGAGGTAACCCAAACAACACAGACACTCATCGTCAATGTGGAAAATGTAAAATAATAAAATTATTGAGTGAAAATTTTAATTCTTGTCCCAATAGTCCTCTTGGAAAAGGTTATAAATGCAAAAAATGTGTTTCTGAAGATGATAAAATAAACAGAGATATTCGTAAAGCTAATACTACACAAGAAGAATTGGATGAAATAAATAGACTGCGCAGGGAGAGGTATGAAAATGATCCTGAATTAAGAAAACAAATTATAGCTGAATCAAAACGATATTCTGATTTACATAAAGAAGAAAGAAAAAAATATATTTTAAAATATAGAGAAGAGCATAAAGAAGAGAGAAAAGAAAAAAATCGTAAAGAATATGCCGAAAATGCCGAAGAACGCAAAGAAGAAAGTAGAAAAGATAGAAAGGAAAGATCTGTTATAAATCGTGAATTAAGTGATGAACAAATTTATCAAAATAAACCGTTTAAAATATGTAGTAAAAGTGGTTGTGGTTTGAGAAAAGCGAGCACTGAATTTTATATAGACTATACAGAGCGAGATAGTTTGGGAAGGATGTGCGTTTCATGTCGTTCAAAACGCGGAAAAGAAAGGTATCTTAAAAAGAAAGCTGCCAAATTAGCGGCGAAACAAAATATTATTAATGTTGATTTAACCCAAAATTCATCTGCCGAATTTGTTTGGCCAGAAATCATAACACTTCCGGAATCAGACTCTAATCAAATAGATCAACAAAATGATGACGAATTCGAACAACTTCTCCAACAAACCGAATACTTACTTAAATAAACCAAAATCATTCTACTATTTATCCCACATTAATTTAGCTATTGTTTAAATAATAGAACAAGGAATATGATAATGGAACACTTCACTGACGAAGATTATAAAGTATTGAACACCAAGCTTTCCGCAAAAAAAGCCTTTAAATACGAAGATGTTAAGGATCGTTTGATCAAAATTGCGTTCGATATTGTTCGTTTTAGAGACGCTGATGCAAGTATTGACGGCCTTTGGCAAATTCAGAACACAGATGATGGCGAAGTAATTGTTGCAACCTATGAAGATCCATCAGCTGCATTAGAGGTAAAATCAAGTTGGAAAGCGTTATCTGATAAAACCGGTTCTTCTATTAATATATTTTATAAAGACCAATTTATTAAGAAATTAGCATCAAAAGACATAGGTAATGATATAGATATTAAGAAATTATCGGAGCATCTTCCCGAGAGTCTTGAGGCCAATAAGAGTTTAAGAGAGGCTTTTATAAATAACTTTTTAACCAATGACGAAAGAGAAGCTTTTTTGTCTAGCAATCCGGAACTTAAATAAGGAACCTTCGATGAATCTAAAAGATTTAATTAATTTTAAGCAAGCGTTAAAAACAATCGCTTCAAGTTTGGAGGCTAAAGAGAAATTCCTGATAGCCCCTCTGGCAATTCGTTTAACTCGGGCAGCAACGGAAAACCCTGG